TCTTCAGTATCTATTTTAGTACAAGTTTTATCTCCATCCATTACTTCGTTTTGAGATTTAATTTTATTTTTCTTTTGTTTTTTATTTTCTGATTCATTATCTGATAAAGGATCATATTCTTCATCTTCTATTTTTATTTCTTTTTTTAAATTTGTTAATTTCATATTTAAACTATGATCATTAATAATCATATCACAACTAATATTAAAATATGTTGGATTATCTTTTTCAAAAAATGCATTTATCTCATTTTCTCTATCTACAACTATTTTTACAACAACTGACTGAACTCTTCCAGCAGATCTTGCATCTCCAGATACACAGTTGTTTAAAATTGGAGATACCCAGAATCCAAAAATTTTATCTAAAACAGCTCTTGCTTGTTGAGCTTGTAATATATTCATATCAAGTTTTCTTAAATTTTTTATCGAATTTTTTATTTCTTTCTCAGTAATAGAATTAAATATTGCTACTTGACATACATCTGGTTTTATTCCCAATTCTCTCATTACAGAAAAATCAATCATTGTTCCTTCTCTATCGTCATCAGCAGCAAATACTACATTATCTTCTCCAACTTGTTCTTTTAATGTTATTAATTTATGTATTTGATTTATTTTATCTTTACATCTTTTATAATGAGGTAAATAATTTTCCATATTTATACCATGTTCATATTTTTTATCTTCTTCTGATAATTTATCTTTATCTTTTTTATCATTACCTCTTTCACTTATTTCTAATATATGTCCTACAGATGCTTCAACAATCCATCCATTTCCTAATATACTTCTTAATTTTTTTAATTTACCTGGAGATTCAACAATAAATAGTTTTTTAGACATAGATATATATAATATAATACATATCACTTTATTATAAAAATTCAATTTTTTAAAAAAATTTATTTGCAAAATTTTATAAAAGTATTTTCAGTACAAAATAACAGAAAAAATATTATTATTTAATTCAAATTATTTTGTTCCTTTATTTTTGATATTTATTAATTGTTATATTCTTTACTTATTATTTTATTTCTTTTGGTAATAGGAGTAAACTCACTTTCAAAATATTCAGTCGAACTTATTATTTCTAATGTTTGTAACCAGTTATTAACAATTATATGTTCATGATTTATAATTTCTTCAACTTTTTTATTATCATTATCATCTTCATCTTCATCATCATTATAATATTTTTTATCTACAATACTATCTTCTACAAATAAGATAGTTATAATTTTTGAGTTAAATAATTTTACTTTATTAAGAACATTTTCTATGTCATAAATCATAAAATGACATCCTAAATCATTACAAACTAAATGTTTTAATTTTCTGGAACCTAAATAAAACTGTCTCTTAATAAATTCCCGCCATTATCTGTATTTGGTTTAAATAAAACTCATTAAAAATTAGTACTAACAATATTATTAAAGAGAGTATCTTTTAATTTTTATTTTATTAAATTGTTTACAGTAAATATTATAAAAATTGTTCCATTATTTCTTTATCTGTTAATTTTTTTTGTTTAAAACAATTTCTCATTCTATTTATTATTTCTGCAGGAGTAAACATATTTTCTTCTATTTTTTTTAATATATCTTCATCAATATCTCTTTCGATAAATCTTTTGAATATTTTTTTAATTTGATAGTGGTCACTTTTCTGCATTTTTATTTTTAAATCCATTCTTCCTTCTCGATATATTGCCGGATCAATATTATCTAAACAATTTGTTGTCATCATAATAATAGAATCATCACGTGTTAAAGTTCCATCTAATATATTTAAAAAATATTCCAAAGTTAAATAATCATCTCCATTATCAATAATTTCTGTCAATGTTGTTGATTTTAATTTTTCTCTTTTCAATACTACATTTGTCATTGCATCAAAATCTTCAAATATTATAATACCTTGATTCATATGTTTTTCGCTTATAAAATCAAACATCATTTTTAAATCATCATTAGATATATTTTTTAAACTTATGTAAAATATATCTTTTCCAAAATAGGAAGCAGTTGTAATAATTGTTGTCGTCTTTCCTGTACCAGGTTCTCCATGTAACAAAATACACAATTTATTTGATATTCCTAATGATTTTAGTTTTTCTTTATCTTGAATAAAAGAAGAATATAAGTTATATAATTGCTGATCTTGATGTTGTGATAAATATAAGTTATCAAAACTTGCATTTTTTTCATTTATCAAGTCCATTTTAACTTCTTTCACAATATTTTCTTCAAGTAATTCTTTTTGAGGTTCTGTTCCTAATAAATCAATTATTTGTTGTTTAGTAATGTCTTTATTTTCATTTAATAATTCTGTTTTATTTTTGATATATCTTTCATGTTCTGAATTTAATTTATTTTCTGTTTTAATTTTTTTTTCTACTTTCAATGTATATATTTTTATTTCTTTGTTGTCTTCATTATTTATTAACAAAGAATTTATTTCTTTCACAAATTTTTTAAATTTTAATTTTAAATCATAAATATTATTTACCTTTTCATTTAATGCTTTTATTTCAAATTTTATTTTTTCTTCTTTTACACAATCATCAACATTTTTGTATTTTGATAATTTTAATTTATTTGAAATATCAACACTACTTATTTTTGTTGTCTTACTTAAAATTCCGAATGGTTCGTAATCAAGATTTGGTCTACTGGAAATTTCAATATTTTTTTCAAAATTATTTTTGAACTCTTTTATAATTTTATCAAGTAAAATTGAATTATTATGTTTTTTTAAATAGTCACAAATTGTCGCTGTTATGCAATATGCCAAACACATAGTCTTTAGTTGTATAGTTCTGTCGCCACAAATACACATAGTAAATATTATGTCACGAATATTATTCACAATGTAAAAAGTAGATTTTATATAATTAAATTTAATAAATGCATTTTTACTATTATAAATTGTAAAACTGTCAGAAATTGTTAATATTTCCTTTTTGTAGTAAAATTCATTATCCCATTCATCATAATTATTTTCCAATAATTTGTTTATTAAATCATTAATTTCTTCTTTAATACTATTTTCTTTAAAATTACAACTTATTTTATTTAAACTTTTTTTAATATTATTATCTATACTTATTTCAATATTTTCGTAATTAACACAAATATTATTATATACAACATCATTTATAATTTTATTTTTATCTATTTCAAATTCATTATCCAAAAATTTGTTAAAATGACAATTTTTATTATTTTCAATGTATTCTAACAATTTAAATATAAATGTTTGAGAATATTTTAAATTTACTGTACTACTCAATTTTTTAATAATATCTTCCTTTGAAAAATTATTATTTGATTTTTTTTTGTAAAAAAGTTTATTCAAATTATTTTGAAATAAATTAAATGACCACATTGTAAAATTATACGGAGATGTTATAATAAATTTAAAAGTAGGAATTATTTTAACACAACCTAAAATTTCAATAAATCCATCCCTTATTTCTTTTTTTTGTTCGTTTATAAAAGTTAAAGTTGTTGATTTTATAACTTCTGTCATAATTATTATTCCAATACCAATAAAGAATGCTCCAAATGTTTTATTTTTATTATATGAATTGATATATGGTGATATTAATTCACTAATATTTTTATTAATGAAATAATCTGAACCTAAATTAATCTTATTTGCAATATTTAGTTCGTTACTCATTTTTGGATTTTTGAATATTTGAATATTATGTAATTTATTAAAATTGAATACTCTTATCTTTTTCTTTTCAATTTTTTGTATATGTACTCGTAATAAATAACTAATAAAAAAATTGATATAAAAATATTAAGTTATTATATAATATACTATATGGATATTAATAATCAAGATGATTTATTACCTATAAGAAAAAGTCAAAAAGAAATATTTGATAATGTTAAAGCAAATATAATAAAAATGTTTGTAGAGAGAAAACTTATTGATCCTGAAAATGAACAAAATAGAATTAACAAATTATTGCAAGATGAAAATGATGATAATGAATATGTTATTAAAATAGATAATGAAGAAAATTATAATACAAAAATTCCAAATAAAAAAATTTATGTTAAATTTCTTTTTGATAAAATTAATAGTTTAAGTAAATCTGCTCCAATTGTTCAATTTATTGAAAGTATTCCTAATGATTATAAATTTATTGTTGTAACTGAAATTCAATCTAGAACAAAAACTACTATTGATAGAGAAATGGAAAGTAATTTAATAGAAATATATAATTTTAAAGATCTTAAAGAAAATAAAGTTGATAATGCTAATGTATCAAGATATGAAATATTAACACAAGATCAAATATTAGAATTTTATAATGCATATAGATTAAAGAAAGCAAATGTTGCATTAATTTTATCTTGTGATATGATGTGTAAATATTATAAATTAAAAGAAGGTCAAATTGTTAGATTAATTAAACCATCTATCGCAACTTGTGAAAATCCTTATTACAGACTTGTTATTCACAGAAATGAATTAACAATTAAAACTTAGAATAAACTAATTATTAAAATTTTTTATAAATTAATATTGTAAAATAAATTATTTGGTAATAAATAATTTATTATTTTTTATTATATAAAATTAATCATATTGTAATGAATAACATAAGTATATCTGGAGCTATAGGAGTAACATTTTTAAAAAAAGAATCAAAGAAAGTAATGATATTTTATGATGATCATTCTAATACAAATTATTGTAATTATCCATATTTTATAGATGAGTTTTTTAATGATGTTAGAGAAAATATGAATAATTCTATTATTTTATTAGAAGAACCTCTAATGGAAAATCAAGAAAATGTAGTATTTCTTTGGAATAATATACCACATGTTATAAAATCTAAAAATTTTTATAAAAAAGTAACAAATCAACAAACAAATGAAAAATTATGTCGTGTATTTCCTATTGATATTAGGTTATCTTTAATAGATGTATCTTTAGAAGAATATTTACCAGAAAATACACATACTGAAATGGAAATGATAGAACAAGTATTATCAACAATTTCTGAAGAAGAATTAATAAAAATAAAAGAAATGTTAACACTTAAAAATCAATCAATTTCAGATGATAATAATAAATTATATAAAAATATGATTTATAGTCAAGATTTAAAAAAAAAAATTATTAGATATGTTTTATCAAAATTAAATAGAGAAAATATTGATATTTTAAATAATATATTTTCAGAACAAATAAATAAAAATAATAAAATGGATAATAAAAATACTCAAGGAGATATTACAATAAAAGATTATTTTAAATATTTTTTATTTTTATTTGATTATGGAGATATTGATAAAACTAAATTTAGAAAAGATTCTAATATATATTTTATTAAAAATGAAGCTTTTGATAAAAATAAAAATAATATTTTATATATAAAAGTCAAACAATATTTTATTTCTTTTTATAATAAATTTGTTAAAGAAAATGAAAATATGAAAATAGAAGATTTTTTAAAAAAATATCAAGATATGAATTTTAATTATAAAAAAGGATTTCCATTTTTAAATGATGATGAACATAATTTTATAAATCAATTTAACAGACTTCATAATATAATAATGGAATTATATGCTATTATTATAATAGATATATCAAATTATAATAGTATTATCCTTTATGCAGGATATTATCATTCTAATAATATTACATACATTTTAAAAAATTATTTTAATTTTATAGAAGAAGGTTATATTGGTTCTGTTGATAATATTGATGAAGAAGAAGATGAAGAAAATATTAAAGGATGTGTTAGAATCAATAAAGAAATAGTATTAAAATATTTGGAAAATTAAAATATAACTAATATTATATTAATGAAAAATAATATTTCATCTGAAAAAGTTTCTATAAATGGTCCTGTTAATTATGTAAAAATTCAAGGAGATAATAATAAAATTTTACATATATTTTTTGATCTTCATTATGAAATTAATAACGAAACAGAATGTGATGAATATGATTCAATAAATATTAATAAATATATTAAAAAGTTTTTAACAAATACAAAAAAAAATATTAATTATTTTCTTGAAATTACTCCTGAAAAAGAAAAATATATTTCTGATAAAAATGATATTTATATTAGAAAAACAATGGATGAATTTTATAACATAAAAAATAAACTTAAAGATAATCAAAATATTAAATTACATTACATCAATATTAGATATTTTTTTTATTTTAATGAAATAACAAATAATATTGAATATTTTTTTAATAACTTTCATGATAACTATTTTGAAAAAAATAAAAAAGAAAAA